ATGGCTGGATTTAAAGACGCGCAATCGTTTATTAATACGCAAGTACCGCCCATGCCACCACAACCAGAAGAACAAAAACCAGATGCAGCAGAGATGTTAGCGCAAGCTGAAATGCAAAAAGCGCAAGTGCAAGCGCAGAAAGCAATGATTGATTCTGAAACAGATAGAATGAAAATTATCATGGATGACGATAGAGATAGAGATAAAGCAGAAGCTAACATTAGATTAAAAGCTGCTGAACTTAACGCTAAATATGGTGCGCAAATTAATGTGGCAGAAATAAATGCGTTAATGGAACGTGATAGAGAAACGCTTAGACAGATCGCTAAGACACAATCACAAGGATTATTTACAGGTGGAAATCCAAACAACTAAGTATTATGACATTGAGTTTTTAGAAGGTGATGAAATATTTACAGGAACAGATATCCCAGCTAATTCGGAAGAAGAAGCAATAAATAAAATGATGTTTATGTTTATGGGAAAAATAGATCAAAACTCAGAATTAATACATATTGAAGAAAACAGGATACATTGATTATGGCGATAACTTATCGAGGCGAAAGATTTAGCGGATACAACAAACCCAAAAGAACACCAGGTAAAAATAAAAAGTTTGCAGTATTGGCAAAAAAAGGTGAAACAGTAAGATTGGTTCGATTCGGTGATCCAAATATGACGATTAAAAAAGATCAACCAAAAAGACGTAAATCATTCAGAGCAAGACATAAATGTGACACTAACCCACCCAATAAATTAACAGCAAGATATTGGTCTTGTAAAAAATGGTAAGGAGATAACATGGCTAGTAAACCAACTAATCCCAAACTGTATGCAAGGGTAAAAGCGGAAGCCAAAAAAAAGTACAAAGTATGGCCTTCTGCTTATGCGTCAGGCTGGTTAACAAAAACATATAAAGCTAGAGGCGGTAAATACAAAAATGTCTAAAAGCACAGATGGATTAGCCAAGTGGTTCGATGAAAACTGGGTTGATTTAGGTCGAAAGAAAAAGGGTGGCGGTTATGAGCCTTGCGGTAGAAAGAAAGCATCTACTAACAGAAAAGGCTACCCAAAATGTGTGCCAGCTTCTAAGGCTGCAAGAATGACAGAAGCACAAAAGAAAAGTGCTGTTAGAAGAAAAAGAGCAAAAGCTCAAGGCGTTGGCGGTCAGCCAACTAATGTTAAAACTATGACCAAAAGAGGAAACAAAAGATATGCGTAAAAAAAAGAAAAAATCATCTAAGACTAAAAAGAAAACTTACGGATACTAAGTAATGAAAACTAAAAAATCAGCTAAAATGATTAAAGGCGTAAATGTTTCTTCTTTAGATAAACAGCAACAAAACGCCATGAAAAAACACGCAGAACATCACACAATCAAGCACTTAAAAGTAATGGTTGGTGCTATGAATAAAGGTTCTACTTTTGGCGAATCACATAAACTAGCAACAAAAAAAGTTGGTGCATAATGAAATTTAAATTTGTTAAAAACTTAATCGGTGCTGTTGCACCAACAATCGGTACTGCTCTTGGTGGGCCTATGGGTAATATGGCAGCTAATATGGTAGCTGATGCTTTGGGTTGTGAGCCAACGCCCAAGAAGATAGAGCAAGCAGTACAGCAAGCAACGCCAGAACAACTCGCAGAACTTAAAAAGATTGATACTGATTTTGAAATTAAGATGAAAGAGTTAGATGTTGATTTATATGCTTTGGAAACAAAAGACATACAAGATGCGAGAGGTAAGTTTTCTAAAGATTGGACAACTCGAATTATGGGTATTGCTACTTTGGGTGGATTTATGGGTTATATATTTTTAGTAACACTACAACCACCAGAGCAGAACAGTGAGGCACTCATAAACTTAGTCCTCGGCTACCTTGGGGGCCTTGCAAGTGCTGTAATTAGTTTTTATTTTGGTGCATCTAATGGTGGTAGCAAGGACTAATGGAAACATCTCAGAACGGAATAGATTTAATTAAGCATTTTGAAGGTTGTCGATTAGAACCTTATTTATGTAGTGCCAATGTTTTAACGATAGGTTACGGTCACACAAAAGATGTGGTAGAGAATATGCACATAACCGAAGAAACAGCAGAATCATTACTGCAACAAGATTTAAAAGAGTTTGAAGATCATGTTGATAAATTAGTTACAGTTGATTTAAACCAAAATCAATTCGATGCTTTGGTATCATGGACATTCAATTTAGGTGCGGGCAACTTAAAGTCAAGCACTATGTTAAAAGTTCTTAATGAAGAAAAATACGATAAAGTGCCAGAGCAAATGCAAAGATGGAATAAAAGTGCTGGGGTAGTGAATAAAGGTTTGGTTAAAAGACGAGGTGCGGAAGCATTACTTTTCGCAAGCAAAGCATGGACATAAACCCTTTTTTTCTTTGGAATGTTATTTTAACATTAATATACGCACCATTAATTTATGGTATAAGAAACAACGCGACAGAGATGAAAAGAATAGATATATTGCTTAATAAAACAAGAGAAGAACTGCCAACAAGGTATGTGACTAAAATTGATTTGTTAGAAGATATGGAAAGATTGTTTAAAAGATTGGATAATTTAGAATCAAAAATAGATAGATTAATCTCAAGGTAGAAGGAATAGATATGGCACAAAGAATTATAGACCCTTTATTCAGTTCGGGTTTAAGGTATGCGCAATCAATAGCGGGTGGAGAGAATGTAGCTGACATGATTGCGCCAGGTGTAGGATACTCAGAGGAGTTTCCAGAAGGTTTTGTAATGCGAGATGGAGTACCAGTTTCTGTCAGGGAAGAAGCCCCAATACCCGCACCACCACCACCCCCACCCGCATTAATGCAAGAGCCAGTAAGGACTGCTCCATTTAATCCTAACAACCCATACAATCTTCCTATTGATCCTGAGAGTTTATTTATCAACACATTTCCTACTGGATATTCTAGGGAAGGAAAAGAAATGCTAGATACAGGCATACCAATGGATGACATGATGAATGTCATTCAACCAAGAGAAGCACCCACACCTGTAATGCAACCACCAATGCCACCGATTGACATGGGCATGGTAGATACTTCTGGTTTATCAAGAGAAGAAATAGAATCAGGCGCATTTGATGCTTTGATGTTTCCTAGTATTCCAGAGCCACAACCAATTAAATATCCGTCAGTAGGTTATACGCCTTTTGATTTTACTAACATACAAGCAGCACTAGATAGTGTTGTTCCAGTAAGAGGTCGTGGAACAGGAACTAGAGGTGGTGGAAGAATAAGGAGATAGCATGGCTACCAGAGAGGAAGTATTAGAATCAAACGAAGCAGAATTAATTTTAAAAAGCGATGTATTTAAAAAGTCTATCGAGAATTTAAAAGAAGAATATGTTGCATTATGGATGAATACCAAAGGTGAAGATAATGTTGCCTTTAGAGAAACCTTGCATAATGCGATTAATATTTTACCAGAAGTGGAGAGGCATCTACGCATTTTGGTAGAACGTGGGAAGATAACAAGTGCGCAAATCAAAAAATTGCACAATTATATATAACTAGGTAAAATTTTAAAAAATTAAGGAGTAAACATGAGCAACAACGCCAAGCCGATTGCTTTACAATCAGAGTTAGATAAAACTGTAAGTTCTTTTGAAAATCTTTTGACTCCAGTTGAGGAAGCACCAGAGGAAGTTCAAGCAGAACAAGCAGAAACATCTCCAGAAGATGTCGTTGAAACAGAAATGGAAGCGGAAGCAGAAGTTGAGGCAGAAGCAGAAGTTGAAGTTGAAGATGATTTCGAGGAAGGAGAAGAAGTAGAACAGTCTTTAGAAGAACAAACAGAAGTAGAGGAAGAACTACAACCTAATGCCTACACCGTAAAGATTGATGGTGTTGAGCAAGAGGTCACGTTAGATGAACTCCGAAACGGATATTCTCGTCAGCAAGACTATACTCGCAAAACTCAAGAACTGGCACAACAACGTAAAAGTTTTGAAGATCAGCAATCAGAGTTAGCGAAAAAAGATGCTATTTACGCTCAGTTGTTGCCTCAGTTAGAGGCAAGTTTAAATGGTGAATTGGAAAACGAACCAGATTGGTCAGCACTATACGAATCTGATCCTATTGGATATGTTCGTGAAAAAGACGTTTGGGAAGAAAAACGTAAAAAGTTAGATGCTGCTAAAGCTGAAAATAAAAGATTGCAAGAAGAAGCAATGCAAAAACAGCAAAAGCAAATTCAAGATTTTGTCGATTATGGACAAAAGCAACTTAAAGAAAGGATTCCCGAATGGTCTGATGCAGAGAAATCCCAAAAGGATAAACTTGCAATCACAAACTATGCAGTTAATGAACTTGGGTTTACTCAAGATGAAGTTAATCAGGTGATAGATTATAGAGTGCTACTTGGCTTACGAGATGGGATGCTATACCGCAAACAAGTGGCAGCAACCAAGAAGAAGCCAACCCAAAAAGCAGCTTCAAGAGTTGCAAGACCTGGAACAGCCAATAAACCTAAAACAGCAACGCCAGTGAAAAAAGCAAAAATGAGATTAGCTAAATCTGGCAAAGTGCAAGATGCAGCTAAAGTTTTTGAACAATTAATTTAAAGGTATAAAAAAATGGCTAAAGTAACAAACGCCTTTGACACATATACTGCGACTGCTGACAGAGAATCATTGTCTGATACTATCTACAATATCTCTCCAATGAGTACGCCTTTTATGAGTTCCATAGGCAAAACAAATGTAAAAAACGTCCAATTTGATTGGCAAACAGAAGCCCTACCTACTGCATCTGGTACAGGTCAGTTGGAAGGTTTCGAGCTATCAAGAGCAGCTTCTACTGCTACAGTTAGAGAAAGTAACGTATGTCAAATCTCAAGCAGAGATGCAACTGTAACTGGTACGCAAAATGCTTCCGATGCTGCGGGTAAACGCACAGAAATGGCGCATCAACTAGCTATTATGGCTAAAAGTTTGAAGCGTGATATGGAAACGGCATTATGCTCTAAAGTAGCTAAAGCTGCTGGTAACGCGACTACTGCTCGTCAAACTGGTGGTTTTGAAACTTGGACAGAAACTAACGTATCGCGTGGTACTAACGGAGCGGGTGCTGGAAACGGTGCTGCACCTACTGATGGTACACAACGTGCATTTACTGAAACTATCCTAAAAGCAGTACAACAACTTTGCTTTGCAAACGGTGGTGAGCCTTCAATGTTGATCGTTGGCCCACACGTTAAAAGTGTTGTTTCTGGGTTTACTGGTCGTTCATCTGCAAGACAAATGATTGATGCTAATACTGTAGAAGCGTCAGTTGCTATCTATGCTGGTGACTTTGGTGAATTGCAAGTAGTTCCTTCTAACTTTAGTAGATCAAGATCAGCGTTATTTGTTGACCCTGATTACGCTAAAGTTTCTTACTTGAGAGACTTTGAAACTATTGACATCTCCACTATTGGTGATGCAATGACAAAAATGATTGTCGTTGAATATGGTTTAGAAGTGTCAAATGAGAAAGCGCACGGAATCGCTGCTGACTTATCAACATCGTAAGTTAAACGGAGAGGGGCAGAAATGCCCCTCATTCTTATTGGAATAATCATGGCAAAAAGAACTTTAATAGACTCTAAATCAGGATTTATGAGTGAGTTTGCTACAGAAGATGAAAAGAACATTTATCACAGTTCTCAAAATGTTCAGCCTATTTTGGATAATGTAAAGAATTTATCTTACGGTACGCAAGGTAAAGAATTAAAGCACGTTGCAGAAGTACCTATGGTAATATATCAAAAGGCAGTAAGAGAAGGTTGGGCTAAAGACAGAAAGCAATGGAAGAAATGGCTCAATGATCCAGATAATAAATTATTTAGAATATGGCAAGGTAGAGTATGACTTATGAAGAATTAAAAACTCAAATAGCAAGTTATTTGAATAGAAGTGATTTAACATCACAAATTGATATATTTATTGACACTACCGAAGCAGAATTAAACAGAAAGGTTAGAGATAAAGATATGATTAAAAGAGCAACTGCCACAGCAGATGCTCAATACTTAACTCTACCTGACGATTGGTTGGAAGTAATTAATGTAGAAATTACATCAAATGATTTTTCTCCATTAATGCAACAATCAATAGAATCATTAGATGTATTTAGAAGGGCAAATGACAATACTTCTGGACAGCCAAAGTATTTCGCTATTGTAGATGGCACATTAGAACTTGCCCCTACCCCTGACACATCATATACATTACAATTAACTTATTATGGTAAAATCACCGCGTTAAGCGACTCGAACACCAGTAATTTTGTTTCAACAAACCACCCAGATGTTTATTTATATGGTGCGTTGAAGCAAGCCTCTATTTATCTTATGGAAGATGATAGAGTTCAGATGTTTACTGCGCAATTTGAATTAGCTTTAGAAGAAATGCGTATGCAACAAGAAAGAGCAGCGTTTGGAAAAGGTTCTTTAATACCAAGAAAAAGAACTTATGGTCAACGCAAGAAAACAACATATTTTATGAGAAATTAGGAGTAAATAGAGAATGGCTGGATTTACAGATTATTTAGAAGATAAAGTATTGGATCATGTATTTGGTGGTAGTGCTTACACAGCACCAGGAACTTTATACGTTGGTTTATTTACAGCAGCACCTTCTGATACTGGTGGTGGTACTGAATGTTCTGGTGGTTCATACGCAAGAAAAAGTATGGCTGCTATGACTGTATCAGGCACTTCACCAACCACAGCAACCAATGGATCAGCAGTAGAGTTTGTTACTGCTACTGGCTCTTGGGGAACAGTAACCCATGTAGGTATTTTTGATGCCTCATCAAGCGGTAACTTAATGGCTTGGGCAGCATTATCTGCTTCCAAAGCAGTAGCAAGTGGTGATGTATTTAGATTCGATGCTGGTGACTTAGACGTTACATTGGCGTAATCAATGGCCTCAGTAGGCTATGGTTACGGTGGTTACGGGAAGTCCTTTTATGGGCAACCTGTATTTGAACTTGGCGAAGCGACTCTAGCGCAAACGTCAGCTTTTACTGCATCTGCGTCTATGACGTTTGCAGTATCCGCAACATCAGCACAAACATCAGGTGTAACGGCTTCTGGAACTTTACTCAAGTTAGGTGCAAGCACGATTGCACAAACATCTGCTGTAACCGCAACAGCCGAAGTAGTAAAACTGGGTTCTGCTACTATGGCACAGACCTCTGGGTTTGCTGCTACTGGCAGACAAATAGATCGTGGTGAAGCTACGATTGCTCAAACCTCTGGATTCTCAGCTACCGCAGAAGTAGTCAAACTTGGTACAGCAACCATAGCACAAACGTCTGCGGTGAGTGCAACAGCCGTTATTGTTCTAAATGCATCAGCTACAAGCGCACAAACTAGCGCAGTAAGCGCATCAGGAACATTAGTTAAATTAGGTGTAGCAACCTCGGCAGAAACATCAGGATTTAGTGCTACTGCAGAATTGGTAGTATCGGGTGAGGCTACTATGGCGCAGACAAGTGGAGTTACTGCGCTTGGTAGTATAAAATATTCTGGTGTAGCGACTATCGCACAAACATCTAGTCTTTCCGCCATTGGTGGCT